TCCACGATTGGATGTTTAATTCAAACTTCGCCTACGCCCTGCGCCGGAAACCGAAGCTGCCTGACCATGACGGACTGTGGTGGGATAAGGACAATGCCTTGTGGAGCGTCGCCATCTCCAGCATGGACGATTCGAAGTTGGTCGCTTTGCTTATCGGTGACCCGGAATCCCCCGTCACCGGTCCTGTGTGGTCGGGCCTCAACAGCAAGCACGTGACCACTCAAGCTCCGTTCCGTCCGGCCAAGGCGGTGGAAGCATGAGCCTTTCGGTCCTTGACGTAAAGCGCCTACTCGCAGCCGGCATCTACGACTACGAACAAGCGCCCGCGAAATGCCTCTACACGACCAAGGATGCGGCAGACCAACTCTACGGCCATTACGGCGAGGAAATCGAGGTGGAGGGATGAACGGAGTACAGCTTACCAACCATCTGACCGCGCAATTCAGGGCCTCAGCCCTAAGCCGGTACGAGGCCAGAATCACCGAGGACGGCGACTTCAGAGCCTACATATACGCCATGAGCCTCAAACGTCTCAAACGCAAATGCGAGAAGTATGCGAAACGTGAACGCAAGGCCATCGAATATGTCGCCACGCTCAAGGAGGAATCATGAGCGTAAGCAGAGAGAGCGTGCACCCAGACTATATTCCCGAGGATTTCGGCGAACTGCTGCGCATGGCCGTTGATTACGTCTACGAGCAGGGCGAGCACTATAGCGAGGACGCTCTACTGGAGGCGTTCAAGCCCGCCATAGACAAACACGACCGGCAGGTGGCCGAACGGGCGTTCGAGCTCGGCTGCGTGGCAGTGGACGCGGAGGAGCACGGCGTGGGATGCCGATTCACGGTCGGGCAATTGGAGGAACTGTCACGCGACTACGGGCGCGACGCATACTCGGTCAACAATCCCTACGGAAGAGGAGAATCATGAGCGTAAGTAGTCTCAAACGCGAGGAAATACTCAAATGGCATCGGAGCAAAGCGGCCACGCCCGAGTACACGGCGAGACTGCTCGGCGTGCCATTGGATGAGGTGCTGTACATCATCGCCCATCCTGAAACGCCCGCACCCCACAAGGATGATTTCACGCCCGAATTCATCGAACCATTGATTTGAATTCAGCGCAAAAACACTGAATTCAGCGTAAAAAAACGAAACCCTCCACCGAAAAGATGGAGGGCACGCTCACCAAGCACCATGATAGCCGGAACGTGGAGGGTTTCAACATAATGTTCATCACCACCGAACCATGCCAATACTGCGGCAACCAGCAGGTCGAGGCACCGTGGACGCTCTGCCGGGACTGCCGCCGCCAGTACGCGAAAACGCTCCACCGGCTCCGCCGCGACATGATGCTCCTGCAACAGGTGTCCCGTCACGCCTACAAGCTCGGAGAACCCGGAGCGGGCGGCAAACCGCAAGGAGGCGCGGCGCCCGCGCCCATCAACCTCCACGCGCAGGACATGCTCGACCAGATCGAGGACGGCTTGCAGGACATGTGGAACGAAACCGGCGTGGAAAGCCGTCCGAGATGGCAGACCCTGCTCAGGGACTCGCCACGACGACTGCCCGACCTATGCCGCGCCAGTCGCTCGGGACATTGGCTGACATGGCTCATCCACACCTGCGAGCGCATCGAACCGCTCATCGACCGCAGGCCGCGCACGCGCCGGATAATCGGCGTCTGCCCCGAATGCGGACGCGAGATACAGGCCGCGAAGGGCGAATCGCTGCTGCTGTGCAAATGCGGCAACCCCATCAACGTGCAACAGCTGCGCGAGCAAAGCCGAGACAAGGCCGAGGCAATCCACCTGACCAAAACACCAGCAGGCATGAGCCAATGGCTCAAGGACAACTACGGGTACGAGGTCAGCCGCAAGCAGATCAGCAACTGGCTCAACCGCGGCAAGCTGCCCAGCAGCAAACCCGTCGATGGCGGCTACTGGGAATTCAATATCCGCGAGATTCTGGCGATGGCGATGGGCTCCAGCGGCCGCCCGGCTTGACATAGTGTAGCCTGTGAGATACAATAAGGGTATGGAAATCAAGCAAACCGCCGAATACCGCAAGTGGTTCAAGAAACTCAGGAACCGCGAGGCGAAAGCCGCCATCCAAGCCCGGCTCGACGCCTGCAAGCTCGCCGGCAGGCCGTTCGGCGACATCAAACCCGTGGGAGGCCCGGTCAGCGAGATGCGGTTCCACATCGGAGCCGGATACCGCGTCTACTTCACCACGCGCGGCAACGTGCTCATGCTGCTGCTCGCAGGCGGCGACAAAAGCACCCAGCAGACCGACATCAAACAAGCCCACGCCATACTCGACGACTACAAGGAGCAGCAATGAGCACCGAAATCACCGACTACGACACCAGCGAATACCTCGAAAACGAACAGGACATCATCGCCTACCTCAACGCCATAGCCGAATACGACGACCCCGCACTCATGCAGGCCGCACTCGGCAACGTCGCCAAGGCTCGAGGCATGACCCAGATCGCCAAGGACGCGGGCGTGGGGCGCGAAAGCCTCTACAAGAGCCTCAGCAAGGACGGAAACCCCAGCTTCCAGACCATCGCCAAGGTAATCCACGCCCTCGGCGGACGCCTCACCATCCAAGCCGCCTGAAAAAACAAAACACAGACAGGAGTAGGGTGAATCCACCCCGTGGTATACTCCGTATCAGGATAAGTGTGAAAGCCTCTGGGACATACATCTCAGGGGCTTTACTCATATCCACCTATGCGCGTAGCTCAGCAGGTAGAGCAGCGGTCTCCAAAACCGCAGGTCGTTGGTTCGAAGCCAACCGCGTATGCCGGTCACTTGTTTTTTCGTGGCCTGCCGCCGCCGACGCCTCGGCCGGGACGCTTCGCGTTCCACTCGTCAATGGTCTCGGCCGACCAGCCGCGCGTGCGGCCAATCATTGCGTCGGGCTCCGGGAGTTTGAGGTTGAGCAGGCCGCCGCTGGTGATGCCGAGGCGTTCGGCGACCTGCTTGACGCCGAGATATTCAGTCGTCATTGCCGCCCCTTCTGTCCATGAGGAGTGTGGCGATGCTCCAGATGCCCGCGGCGAGTCCGAACAGTCCGGCCTGCCATGGTTTTCCGGCGAAGCCGAGCGTAGCCGACGTCAGGCCGCATATGATGCCGCATGCCGCGAATATGGTGCTTGTCTTCATAGTGGTCATGAAATAGGATGGAACCGGAGGGTTCCGGGCAATAGGAGTGCTCGGAACCCTCTTGTCATCTGCCGTGCCTAGGTGGCCTTCTGAGCGAGATGACCAGCGCCGCCAGTGCGATGATGTTGCTCACCACCGAGCTGATGGCGCTTACGATGTCCGTCCATTTCATGTTCACCTCCTTTCATTGGCCGATATAACTATAGTAACATAATATCTATAGTTTTGCAAGTCGAATGAACGCAACATGCCGAAAGGTAGACGATTCATGGTCGGACGGACACGCAAGACCACACGCCAATTCGAGAAGGACAAGGCCGCATTCTTCGCCCAATGCAAGGCGAGCCATGCAGTCTGCTGGCTCTGCGGAATGCCAATCGACTACGAGGCGACGAAGAACACGAGCGATGACTCATTCAATCTGGATCACCTCTATCCTGTCTCGAAGCACCCCGAGCTGCAGTTCGACCCGGCAGGCTTCAAACCAAGCCACACCAGCTGCAACCGACTCAGAGGCAACAGTGACCCGCCAGCACCAATCGGAACACTAAGCAGACAATGGATCAAGACAGCATGAGCAAGGAGGCGATGATGCCACAGCAGCCAGTCACACTAGAGCTCACCGCCACAATCAACGACAAGACATTCCCAATCAGCTCATTCACCGTCAACATCCCAATCAACGTCACCCACAACGAAGTCAACACCTTCAAGGTCGGCGGCGGATACACCACACTCATCACTCCAAAACCACCAAGCACAGACGAACTCATCACACGATTCACAAACGCAATCAAAGCATTCACAACAGCATTCGAAACCAACCCCGACAAGGTAGGGGCGGTGAAATCCTGAAAACCACCCCGAACCGACCCACGTCCCGCGTGGTTGCTCTTCCTCTCCCCGACGGACGAAATTGACCGGGGTCGCGCGCGCGATTGCAGATTCGAGGTGAAGCATGTCGGCGAAATTCCCGAGCCATAATGTGGCGGATGCTTTGGAGCGCTCATTGAAGAACGCCGATGGGCTGAAGGCCGTGAATTCCGCAGTGGTCGCGGCCGCCCGCGTACTGGCTGTTCGGATTGACTTCCTGAATGCCACCGGATTCGTTGACGAGAACGGGAAGATCGACAATGTGACTCTGCCGACTTTCCTGAAATACTGCCAGTCTCTCGGATTGACTTTGGACGCTCCAGCGAAGGTCGGGCGTCCGGCCAGGCAGAAGCCCGAAGTCAGGGCTGAGGAAGCGAAGAGCGACAAGGTTGTGCAGATGGCGGATTTCATGAAGCGTTTCGGCTAGGAGGTGTCCGATGGCGGCTGAGAATCTTGAGGTTTTTGGTGCCATCGACGATGAGACGCATGGTGTGACCCTGCCGCGCATCTTCACTCCGCCGTTGCGTCCGTTGACGAGGGAGACGAGCAATGGTTTCGCGGTGATCGCGTTCGCGGAGATCATGCTGCACGTCCACCTTTACCCGTGGCAGCAATGGCTTTTAGTGCATGCGCTCGAACTGCTGGAGGATGGCAGCTATCGCTTTCGCAAGGTGATCGTGCTTGTGGCCCGCCAGAACGGCAAGACCACGCTGATGGGCGTTTTGGCCGCATGGTGGCTGTTCGTGGACTCCAACAAGCATCCGGACAGGGTGCCGCCCGTGAAGTTCCTCGTGGTCGGTGCCGCGCAGACGTTGGACAATGCGAAAGGGCCTTACAATCAGGTCAAGGAATGGTGCAATCCTCAGCCTTCGACTGATGAGGAAGAGGATCTGGTGATTCCGGATCTCGCCGCGATGACGCAGAAATTCGTTAACACTAACGGCGAGGAAGCGATCATCACCCGCTCGAAGGCCCGCTATATCGTCCGCGCTGATAAGAACATTCGAGCGAAGAGCGCCGCCCGCGTCGTGTTCGACGAACTGCGTGAGCAGCATACGGACGATGGATGGAATGCGGTGTCGCAGACCACGAAGGCCGTCTGGTCGAGCCAATTATGGGGCATTTCGAACGCTGGCGACTATCGCAGCGTGGCATTGCGCAAGCAGGTGGACAAGGGCCGCAAGCTTGTTGACGAGTGGACGCGCCTGAGTGCAGACGGTGGCAATCCGGCTGACGTGTTCCTGTCCGGCGAGCAGGACGGGAGCTTCGGATATTTCGAGTGGAGCGCCCCTGACAAGTGTCCGGTGGATGATGCCGACGCCATTCGCCAGGCTAACCCGTCGCTCGGCTATGGGCCGATGACCGTCATGAGCGTCAGATCGGATATTGACGGCATGACCGAGGCCGCGTTCCGCACCGAGGTTCTGTGCCAATGGGTCACGGCTGACATCATTCCTTTTATCAATCCGAAAATGTGGGCCAGCGGCATCGACTCGCGTTCCACGATTCCGGACGAGAATCGCGTCGTACTGTCCGTGGACACGTCGGCTGACCGCAAGACAACGTATGTGGCCGCTGCCGGAATGCGTGCGGACGGGTTGCCGCACGTGGAGTTGATCGCTCGTCGTGACGGCATGCTGTGGGTGCCGCATTATCTCGACCTGCTGCAGGAGCGTTGGCCGCATATCACGGAGATCGCCGTGCAGGGCAAGGGCTGTCCGGCAGTGGACTTCATCGACCCGTTGACCGAAAAAGGGTGGACGGTGCATCTCATCGAAGGCTTTCGGCTGGGCGCGTGCTGCGGTCGTTTCCATGACCGTGTGCGTGAGGGCAAGCTGCGGCATCTTCCGCAGCCCGCCATCGAACAGCAGGTTTCCGTGGCCGTGTCCCGGCGTCTTGGCGAGGTCGAGGTGTGGGACAGGACGAAATCAGCATTGCAGATTTCCGGCTTGGTGGCCGAATCGCAGGCATTGTACGCGTTGGAGACCATGCAGGTCGAAGCGGAGACACCGAAATATGCGCCGAGCGTGACCCATTTCGCAGTCGTATGACCCAGTGAGGAGGTTTCATGGGGTTCTTTTCCAGATGGCTCAAGAAAAGCCCGGTATCCGTGGCCCAGAAGTTCTCCGAATCGCCAGTCAACATTTCGCAGGTCGCGCAGCTGCCGATCGATTGGTTCGGTGCCGGAGTCTACGAGCGGGAGGCGGCGGTGCGCACCGTCATCGACCATATCGCGCGGAATATCGCCAGCATGCCGTTCAAGGTCTACACTCGCCAGCCTGACGGTGACCGTGTGGAGGACACGACAAGCCCTTTGGCGCAGTTGATGGCCAAGCCGAGTGTACTTCCCGGCATGACACGCTACCGGTTCTTCTACTCGCTGCTCTGCGATGGCCTGCTCAATGATCGTTGGCTTTGCCTGCTCGATGCCGACAAGAAGACCGGCAGACTGTGGCTGCGGCGTATTCCGGTGCAGAATTTCACGCTTTCCGGCAATACTCTTGATGAGATCACCGGCGTGCAGATCAGCACCGGACAGCCGGAAGGAAGCCAGTATTTCAAGCTGCCAGACCCGCAGATTCTGCTGGATGTGGGGTACAGCACGTCCGGCATCGGCGGTTCTCCGGTGTCCGGCACTCTCGCCCCGCTTCTGGCGGAGGCGCGTGAGATGGCCGAATATCGGCGTGCGATAGCGCATAACGGCGGTCAGATTCCGGCGTACATCTCGCGTCCGAAGGAGATGCCGTGGCCGTCGCAGGAGGCGCAGGATGAATTCGTGCAGGGCATGAGGAACTACAAGGCTGGAGGCAATCTCGCCGGTGGCTGGCCGCTGCTCAACGACGGCATGGAAATCAAGACCGTGGACGCCTTCAAGCCGATTGACATGCAGGACATCGACGCGAGGGACAGGATTCGCATCGACGTGGCCAACGCATTCCATATCGCGCCGGAGAATCTGGGCTTTCGCAGTGGCACGAATTCCAACATCGCTTCCTTCAAGGAGCAGATGTGGAATGTGGAGCTCATGCCGTACATCGTGGCTTTCGAACAGTCGCTCAATCTGCTTCTGCCTGACGCGCTCGGCCAGCCGGACGCCTACATCGAGGCCAACGTGGACGCCAAGCTTCGCGGAACGTTCTCCGAGCAGTATCAGGCGCTCAGCACGGCCACGGGACGCAGCTTCATGACAACCAATGAAGCGCGCCGCATCCTGAACTATCCGAAGCTCGCAGGCGGTGATGATCTGGTGACGCCATTGAATGTGGCAACCGGCGGACAGCCCAGCCCGCAGGATGGCGGCAGGACGCAGAACGCGCAACAGAACAATCCAGTGAACGGAGAAGGACAGTGAATCTCAAACAGCTCAGATTCAACGTGAAATCCTTGGACGATTCCGCAGGCGAAGGCGTTTTCAGCGGCTACGCCAGCACTTTCGGCAACAAGGACCTGCAGGGCGACGTGATCGCCAAGGGCGCTTTCGCGGAGACCTTGGAGAAGGACTACGACGGTGGAGCCGGCATCCCGATCCATTGGAACCATCAGGACGGCAAGCCGACCGACATCATCGGACGCACCTTGAGCGCCGTGGAGGACGAGAAGGGCCTGCTCATCTCGGCCCAGCTCGATATCGAGGATAATCCGACCGCCCAGCAGGCTTACGACCTGCTCAAGGATGGCAGGGTTCATCAGATGAGCATCGGCTTCGTGCCGACGAAGACCGCGTGGATCACGGAAAAGGGCGACGGCCCGTGGGGCGGCCATTCCGAATTCCAACAGATCAAGCTTTTCGAGATCAGCGTGGTGCCGGTGGCCGCGAACCAGCAGGCCGAGATTCTGGCCGTCAAGTCAGGTCGCGCCATCAGCTCCGCCAACGAGGAGAAGCTTCGTGCCGCATGGGCGTCGCTGAACGAGGTGCTGGAAGGCATCGATTCCGACAATTCCAGCACTTCCGACGAAGATAAGCCGGATGATTCCAAGCCCGGCGAGAAACAGGATGATAAGAAGCTTGCCCCTGATAAGGGCAGGGACGCGGAGGCCGAGAAGGCCGAGCGTCTGAACGTAATCAAATCCGCCCGTGAACTGGTCACTGGCGGCAAGGACAACAAGGAGACCAAATGAGTTTCAATGATCGTCTCGCCAAGACCAAGGCCGCCATCGAAGCGGTGCTGGCCAAGGGCGAGGATAATCTCACCGCTTCCGACATCGAGAAGCTGAAGGGTCTGAACGCCGAAGCGCACGAATTGCAGGATTCCATCGAAACGGTGGATGCTGTGCATAAGCGTTTCGCGGGATTGACCGACAATCTGGCGGACACCCAGAAGAGCGGAGCCGCATCAGGCGAGTCTCTTGGCGATTTCGTCGTGAAGAACATCGGCGAACAGCTGGCAAAGATAAAGGGAGTGTCTGGAGCGTCAATCGCAGCACCGGAATGGGCTCCGCGCCGCAAGGCCAACACCGACACGCAGGTCACCGGCGGGCCATCCGGCGTGTACGGCTCCCTGCTGACCTACGTGGACCCGAACTTCGTCCAGGCTTACCGCCGTCCGACCATCACCAACCTATTCGGTGTCGGCGCGATCAGCGGACAGGCCATCACCTACTACGTAGAAGGCGAAAAGGAAGGCGATTTCAAAACCGTCGGCGAAGGCGAAAAATTCAGCCAGATCCATTACGCCGACGCGACAGAGCACACCGACGCTTTGTCCACCATCGCTGGATTCATCAAGGAATCCAACGACATGATCACCGACCTCGCATTCCTGAAGTCCGACATTGATGGACGCCTGCTCTACGATCTGAGCATCGTCGAGGAGCAGCAGCTGCTCAACGGCGACGGCACCGGCAAGAACATCAGGGGCCTGCTGAATCGTGAAGGAATCCAGTCATACGCCGCTACAGACGCTGGCAACGACGTTGCCGTCCTGCACGCGCAGTCGATGATCTCCACCACGACCGGCATGATGCCGGATGCCCTTGTCATCAATCCGACAGACTATGAGGCCATTCGACTGAAGAAGGACAATGATGGCAATTTCATCGGCGGTGGACCGTTCTACGGTGTGAATGGTGGCGCGCTGACCATCACTCCGCGCCTCTGGGGTCTGGATACCGTGGTGACTCCCGCTGTCAACGCCGGCACAGCCATCGTCGGCTCCTTTAAGGGTGCTGCCGCCTTCTATCGCAAGGGCGGCGTGACGGTTGAGGCCACCAATTCCAATGACACCGACTTCATTTCCGATCTTGTGACCATTCGCGCCAAGGAGCGTGTGGCTTTGGCCGTGCGCAAGCCGAAGGCTTTCGTCAAGCTGACCCTTAAGTAAGGAGACGTGATATGGCTCGACAGTTTCGAGTGATTCCAGCCTCGGCGGCGAAGCTTGACCCGAATGCCCACGTGTCCGATGTGGTCTTCGTCGGTTCCAACGGCAAGCCGACCGACATCGGCGGCTCCGTGCCGAAGCAGGCGGCGCATGTCCCGGCAGCTGCAGGAGCAACGCCGACCAAGAGCGAATTCGACGCCCTGATTAATTCTCTTGTCGTGGCTGGCCTGATGGCTGCAGAGTAAGCGTGGAGGTCGGCATGAGTGATGTGAATGTGATTCCCGACATGATTGCCGACCCTTCGGCCTTCGAGGATGATGCGCGGTTTCGGCTTCGTGCCGCGCAGGCGGCGATCAGGCGTGAGTGCGGATGGCATGTCATGCCGAACGTGGCATTGTCCGGCGTCATCAACTCGCGTGGCGGCACGGTTATTCGACTGCCCGCACGTCATGTGACGAGCATCGAATCATTGACCGACCGCGACGGCAACAAGCTGGCCTACGCCTACGACCCGGAGACGGGTCTTGTGGAGTCGCTGTCTGGTGGCTTTCCCGTTGGTGTCGCGGCCATCCGCTACGAGATTCACGCGGGATACAATGAGGCTCCGGACGTGCAGCAGGTGCTCATCAGCGCCGCGAAGCGAGCGGGCATGAGCCCGCTCGGGCTCGTCACCTCGCAGTCCACCAACGGCAGCAGCGCGTCATACGACGCGGTGTCGCTCATGCAGGCCGAAAAGGACAAGCTCAAACCCTACCGGCTTGGAGGATTGCCATGAGCCTGCTTGACAACATGAATGCCGGTGGCGGCGTTTTCGCCATGGCTGGTGCCACGCGCTTCATGCGACTACGTGCCAGACGCAAGACCAACCCGTACAATCCGGCGCAGACCGAGCCGGACTGGAGCGTGCCGCCGGACGAGCTCGCCATCATGGGCGCGCTCTCATCCAGTTCCAGCACCCGCACGCCGGACACGCTCGACACGCAGACCGCATCCACGGCGTACCTCACTATCCCGGATCCGACAGCCGACATCAGAATCGGCGACCGGATCCGCGCAGACCCCGACGACGGACGCTTGTGGGAAGTCGACGGATTCCCCTCGAAGGACGCGAACGCTTTCACCGGATGGCGTCCGACCTTGGAATGCCGTCTGACGGAAAGAAAGGGCTGAACAAATGGCGAAAAGCAGGACATCGGTCAACTTCAACCCGAAGTTCTTCGACGAGATTCTCAATAGCGCCGGGGTCAAGGCGCTCACCACGCTGGCCGCGAACAAGGCACTCGCCTACGCGAAGGCGTCAGCGCCGGTCGAAACAGGCGCATACCGCGACGGACTTGGCATAGAGGAGGTCAAAAGGAAGCACCGAACGACCGTCATGGTCGTCGGCCACGACCCGAAGACCCTGCTCGTGGAGGCGCAGACCGGCAATCTGGCCAAGGCTTTGAGGAAGGCGAGGGTCTGATGGCAAGCGTCATTCCACCAGACCTTGAGCTGTTCCTCACCGGCTGGCTTCGCTCCAACATCACGGACATCCCCGGTCTGCAGGTCGGGAACCGCATCCCGGACGATTACGACGGCTCCTATCCGCTCGTGGTCGTGCGTGATGACGGCGGCACGCAATCCGCCGACCATGTGACGTTCGACAGGTCGATAGGCGTCAACGTGCTCGGATGGACGCGCAACGACACGAAACCATGCCGCGATCTGGCGGCCCGCGTGTACGGCGTGCTGACCGGCGAGCCCGGCATCCTCATCGGATTCGCCGAAGGCAGCCGCATCTGCGCCGTCGTGTCTGACGGATGCAACGGCCCGTACCCGGTCGGCGAGGACGCGGCATGGTGCCGCTACTACATGACCGTCGAATATTCGGCGACAGGAATCAGACAACCATAAAGGAAGGAATCACCATGGCCAAAGACAGTCAGGGCATGGATCTGGGACAGGTGGAAGCGCTCGTCACCGCAGCCATCATGATCGTCCCGTACTCCACCGAAAACAGAATCACGCCGGAAATGATCGCACCCAGCAAGGCGACGACGGAACTTCCGACCGCATACAATCGGTCGACCGCATGCATCGGACTCGTCAAGTCTGACGGCGGCAATCAGGATTCGCGCGACGGCGACGACCCGCTGGAGTTTTTGCAGGACGGGTACAAGAAGCTGCCGTTGGCGACCAGCCTCACGCAGACCTTCAGTCCGGCCGAAAACAATGCGCTGACCCGCAAGATCACCATCGGCGAGCCGGACTCCAATGGCGTCTACCACGTGGCCGACATCATCCAGGATGCGAAATGGATGGTGTACGAGGAGGAGACGTTCGACACCGGGCGTGTCCACCGTCGTGCCGGCGTCATGCAGGTCACCGGCAACGAACCGGACCAGCAGGAGCGTGGTTCGGTCACAGGCCGCGAGCTCACCGTCGAATGGATGAAGGACCCGCTGTACGTGGATCCTGAGCATCCGAACACGCGCTGGATCGAAAGCTGGTACGACCCAAAAGCGTGACGGCGGTGGCCGTGACCTCGGCTGACGGCAATACGAGGCCGTCGGTCGTCCAAGGCGCGAAGCTCGCGCTCAAGGCCGTCGCCACCCATGTGGACGAGACCACCGTGGACGTGACCGGACAGGCCACGTTCCAATCCAAGGATGCAGGCGTGGCGACCGTCGATGGCGGCAAGCTCACCGCCGTCAATGCCGGAAGCGCGAGGATCAACGCCACCTATGACGGCGTGACCTCACCCGATCTGACGGTCACCGTCACCGCACGCGCCGCCTGACCGGCGGACGAAAATCTTCCCGGACCGCCCATCTCGCCTGTCTGCGCGATCCGGGAATCTTCTTTTTCCACGGCAGGCAGGCGAAAAGCAGATAGGACAAGACAATGACTTCCACTTCCACCGACTTCAATCCGACCGTCGAGGATTTCGACCAGTGGACGGAAAAAAACGACGAGGAGGCGTTCGCCTCCATCGCGCAAAACTACAAGGTGCGCCACATCATCAAAGGCGATGTGTATTGGGCGCTCGTGCCCGGAGGACGCACGTACAAGCTCCCATTGTCGATGAGCATCGACGATTTCACCAAACTGTCGAACACGTCCGATGACACGGAAAGCGTCGAACAGCTCAAACGCATTCTGAGCGCCTTCGCAGGCGACAAACAGGCGAAGCAGCTGAACGGCGAACCGGTGCAGGTCGTGTTCAACCTCCTGTCCGACTATGGCGACGCGGTGGTGCGCGCGCAGGGATCCTCACTGGGAAAATCCAATGGTTCGCCCGCCAGCTCGCCGACCACGGGAGCGTGATCCGAGCCGATTTCACGACGCATGGGTGGAGTCTGCAGGCCGATCTTGGCGGCAGGCTCCGCTACGGCGACGCGATAGCGCTCCTCGAACAGATTATCGGCGATCCGTCGACCTACACGGGCGCGGAGCTCAACGGCTTGGATTATCCGGCCCGGTGGGGTGAGATACCGATCGTCTACGCGCTTGGCAGCGACGAGTATCCTAAACCCTTCGATTCGCTCGCGAAACAATTGCGGGCGGACAGGGAAAAGGCCGAACGCGCACGGCTGCGCGAACAGACCAAGGGCATGAGCCCGGTATTCCAGACGCTCTACGAGGACTGATTTTGGACAAAACTGAATAGTGGAGGTGCCGCATGGCGTTCGGCAGCGAACTCGGTTCCGCGCACATCAGCGTTTTCCCGTCGATGAAGGGTTTCCGCAGCGCGGTCAACAAGGAGGTCGGCGCGAGCGGCAAGGCCGCGTCGAAGACCTTCGATTCAAGCATGAACGGCGGCAAAAGCGGTGGACTGTTCGGACGCGCGTTCAAAAACGGTTTCAGACAGTCGGCGAACGATTTCAGCGCGGACGTGCTGAAATCCTACGAGCGTGACGTGGCGAAATCCACGGCCGCATACCGTCAGGCCATGCTCCAGCAGAAGGCGGCGGCGAATCAGGTGCGCGCCGCCGAAGAAAGCGTCGCCAATGCCATAGCCAAGCATGGTGAGGGCAGCACACAGGCCGAGGCCGCGACCATCAGGCTCGAACAGGCCCGGCTGAAGCTGTCCACCATGACCGACCGCGCCACGCAGGCCGAGAACCGGTTGAAGGACGCGCAGAAGGCGCTCAAGGACGCTCAGGACAATCTCGCCGCCAGCAGCGAGAAGACAGCCGGTTCGCTCGGAGCGGCGTTCAGAAACCTCGGCAGGGCGATGGCCGCCCCGGCGTTGGGTGCGATCGAGAAAGTGCGCGCCGGCTGGGCGAACGCCGACATGGCCATGCTCGACGGGGCGGGCGTGTTCGGCAAGATCGGCGGCATCGCCCGCGGCGCGTTCGACCAGGTCGCCTCGAAGGCGTCCGCGTTGGGAGGCAAGGTCGCCAGCCCCTTCAAACAGGGCGCGGCCATCGCCCGACAGTTCGGCGACGACCTGTCCTACGGGCTCGGCCAGCGCATCAACGGCATCGCCGCGAAGATTCCTGCACCATTTAAGAATGCCGTGGGCAGCATAGGCGGTTATTTCCGCAGCGTCGGATCGGCGGCAAGCGGAGTGTTCTCAGGCCTGTCCGGCGTCGCCAGCTCCGTGGCCTCACGGATGGCCGGAGCGTTGAAGAGCGGAGCCGACACCGCATGGAATGCGATCAGCTCCATGTCGGGCAAGGCCGTCGGCGCGTTGAAGGGCGTCGCCACGGTCGGACTGGCTGGCGTAGGCACCGCCGTCGCGGCTTTGGCAGGCGTCGGCAAGAGCGCTCTCGACGCATACGCGACCTACGAGCAGGCAGTCGGCGGCGTGGACACGCTGTTCAAGGACGCTTCGGGCACCGTGCAGAAATACGCTGCGGAAGCGTACCGGACAGCCGGAGTGAGCGCCAACGAGTACATGACGCAGGTCACGAGCTTTTCCGCCTCGCTGATCAGCTCGCTCGGCGGCGACACCGCGAAGGCCGCTGAACTCGGCAACACCGCCATGGTCGACATGTCGGACAACGCCAACAAAATGGGCACCGACATCGAGACCATCCAACAGACCTACCAAAGTCTGGCGCGCGGCAACTACGCCATGCTCGACAACCTGAAGCTCGGCTACGGCGGCACGAAATCCGAGATGGAGCGTCTGATCCAGGACGCGAACAAAGTCAAGCAGGCGAACGGGGAGATGGGCGACCTGTCCATCGACAAGTTCTCCGACGTGGTGCAGGCCATCCACATCATGCAGCAGCAGATGGGCATCAGCGGCACCACCGCCAAGGAGGCCGCGACAACCATCGAGGGTTCCATCGGCATGATGAAGGCCGCATGGCAGAACTGGCTGGCGGAGCTCGGCAAGAACAATGCCGACATCAACGGATTGACCAAGCAGCTGGTAGATTCGGTCGGCACTGTCATCCAGAACGTGGGTCCGCGCATCGCGCAGATCATCACCGGCATCACCGCCGCACTTCCCCAACTGTTCTCATCATTGGGCAGCACACTGCCGGCATTGGTCATGCAGATACTGCCGCCCGTGCTCGGAGCGCTGGGACAACTCGGCACGATGCTGCTGACCAGCGCGACCACATGGATCTCGACGAGCCTACCCCAGCTGCTCACCAAGTTCCAATCGTGGGTCACGTCGACCCTGCCGTCGTTCATGCAAACCGGATTGACGATGGTCACGAACCTGTTGCAGGGCATCGTGCAGGCTTTGCCTCAGATCGCGTCCACGGCGGTCATCGTGCTGACGACGCTGCTGGATGGATTGTCGGCCCAATTGCCGCAGCTCATCCCCATCGGCATCAACGCCGTCCTTAACCTCGTGCAAGGCATCCTCAACAACCTGCCGCAGATCATCGACAGTGGTCTGAAGCTCATCCTCGGGCTGGCACAGGGTCTCATCAACGCCCTGCCGGACTTGGTAGGCAAGGTTCCGATCCTTATCGGCCAGCTTGTCGGTGGCATCATCAATCGTCTCCCGCAGATCCTGCAGGCTGGCGTGCAGCTGCTCGTCGCACTGGCCAACGGTTTCATAGCGTCGGTGCCAAGGCTTATCGGCTCAATTCCAGGCATGGTCGGCCAGATCATGCACGGTTTCACCTCGGTCAACTGGGGTAGCGTCGGCCTGAATATCATCACCGGTATCGCGACCGGCATCGCAGGCGCGGCAGGCAGACTCGTGACCGCCGCCGTCAACGCGGCCAACAACGCGTTGAACTGGGTGAAACGCAAGCTTGGCATCCATTCGCCGTCTCGCGTGTTTCGCGATCAGGTCGGCGAGATGATAGGCGAGGGCATGGCCGTCGGCATCGACGAGAGCGCTTCGAAGGTGAAGAAGGCTGCCGGACGATTGACCGGCATCCTCCCGTCGCAGGACGCCTCGTATTCCGTCGGCGTCGCCAACGCCTCGCGTGGAGTTAACGCTGCAGTCTACGGCAATGGTGGGAGCGTGACGAACATCACGCAGACATTTAATTATCCGGCCATCGCGCCGACGTCGATAAGCACGCAGCAGAAGCTGCAGACAGCGGCCATGCCGCAATGGTAATCGGGAGGAATCCGAATGAAGGTCAGCTATTCGCTCAACGGCCAGCCGCTCGACTCCGAGCGTATGCGCGTGCTTGTCGGCACTACGCATTACACGTCGCTGTCGCCGATCGTTGACACGGTGCAGGTGAGCGGACGCAGCGGCGTCATCGTAGGCTCCCCGATTCCGGTGCTGGACGCGCCTGAGCTGACCATCAAGGTCGCGGCGTGGGGCGCTGATTCCGATGCGCTGATCTCGCGTTTCCGCGCCCGTTGCCTGCATGCGGCGAAGCTCACGATAGGTAAGACGGAGACCTTGGATGACGGCAGTTCGCGCAGCATGGTCACGAGAGCGGTATGCACGAGCTGCGAGCCGGACGATGACGAACGCCCGTTCAGTGACCTGCGCGTCATGACCGCCGTGTTTTTGCTGCCGGACGTGTTTTGGCGTGGCGTGCAGTGGCAGGAGAAGGTCCTTCCCGCGACTGGTGGTCTTCTGCTCGCCGGCGGCGTCAAGCCCAGCACGCAGAAGTATTGGACGCGCTGGCAAGGCGAGAAGAACAATTCTCCCAGCCTGCTCGCCGACTTTTACACGTACTGGACGGGCGTGCCGAACAACAGTCCGAGCGTCTTGGTGCCGCTCTCCGAGGGGATTCCCGAGGGCTGGCTCTCCGACGCGCCCATCACCACGCTGGTATTGCGCTTCGGTGCCGCCACTGGCGTTACCATCGCAGATCCGGTGAGTGGCACGAATCTGGTGTGGGGCGGCCAGCGTGACGCCTCACGACCTTACGTTTTTATCGATGTGGCCAATCGCAGGGCGTGGACGGCGGCCAATGCCGACGCATGGTCCGGTGGTACGGATGCGTCGAATGGCGTCGACTGGACCACCGAACCGTTGCAGGTGTGGCCCGACATCAGCTCCGGCGACTATCGCATCACCATCAAACAGACCGGCGGCACTGACAAGGTGACATGCCGGTTTTTGCAATCCTGGGAGTGATTCATGGCAAAGTCCCTTCATGCTCGTCTCGTGGCCTATCGTCCTTTCGGCGCGCGTATCGGCGTCCTTGCGGAGCCGGTTAGCTTCAGCGCGTCGATGCTCCACGATGATGACGGTGCCATCTCGATCGAGTATTCGATGCTGTCCGGTGACGCGCAGGCGTTCGACCGTGAGCTTACCGACGGCCTCGAAGTGGCCGTGGAGGTGTCGGACGGCAATGGTTATCGTGAGCCGGACAATGCTCGCTATGTCATCACTGGGCGCAGCGGCAAGACGGACGACCGTACCAAGACCGTCACCTATTCCGGCCAGTCGATCAGCTGGCTCCTGAGCAAGGCGGAGAACAATGATTCCAGCCATCTGCTCGCGGACGGCGACAACAAGGGCAAGCGGCCCTTCTATTCGGCGAATCCGGGCGTGATTCTCAAGACGCTCCTTGACGAGAACAGGCAGCGTGGTGGCGTGGCCACCGGCCTGACGCTCGGCTTCGATACCGCGAGGGACGCGGGCGGCGCGGCATGGGCGAGGAAGTACACGCTTTACTATTCCTTGGGCACCGACCTGCAGACCATTCTCAGCTCGCTGGTCAACGGCGGCGGCTGCGACTGGCGCACCAGCGGGCGCACGTTGAAAATGTGGAACGCCGACAGCACGGCATTGAGCCGTGACCTGAGCAAAAGCGTCGTGCTCCAGCTTGCTCGCGATATCAGCGAGGCACCCTACGAGGAAAGCATCAGCGACCTCGCGTCCACCATCCTCGTCGAGGGTGACAATAATCTGCTTTTCCGCATGGATAATCCGGCTGCTCCGACGCCTTGGGGCAAGTGGGAATCCTACGCCTCGCAGGGCGGCGTGTCCGACAAGGACACCGCGCAGGCTTTTATGCAGAGCACTTTGGATGACGCGGCGCGAGTGCGTGGCCAGTACACGCGCGATCTGGTGACTTCCGGCGTGGACAGTCTGCCGCTCGTCGACTATCATGCCGGCGACTGGATTACCGCCCCCACCGTCACTCACGGCGAGAAGGTGCGCGTGCAGGAAATCGACCTGAGCATGCGCCAGAATGAGGGCTTATCCTGCTCAATCGCTCTGAATGATATTAAGTATGACGCTTCCGTGCGTCAGGCGAAGAAGATCAAGGGCATCACCGGTGGCGCGCAACTGGCCGGCAGCGAGGGCGGGCGTCCCGCCCCCGAGAAGGACCATCGCGTGCCGAAGGCCCCTCTCGGATTGATCGTGCAGACGGACGCCTACATTGGTTCGGATGGTTTCGCGTATGGTCTGGCCACGGCTTCGTGGTCCGCCGTGACCGAAGCCACGAACAACACGTCCATCGAGATCAGCCATTACGCCATTGAGTGGCGCAAGCACGTGGATGGCGCGCCCTGGCATTCGGCAGGCACGACCGATAAGACGCAGCTCGGTTTCGGCGGCTTGGATTGCGGCACGCAAATCGAGGTGCGCGTCAGGGCTGTGCCGACGTATTCGGACAAGCTCGGCGAATGGTCAAGCGTTTTCGTGGCCACCGTCGAATCGGACGTGACGCCATGCTCCGTGCCGTCGAAGCCGGTATTGTCGTCCGAATTGGGCGTGGTGACCGTCCACTGGGATGGCAGGACATCCACCGGCGCTCAGATGGAATCGGACTTCGACCATATTGAGGTAGGCGAGGGCGTCAATGCGTCCGGCATGACCGTCATCAGCGCCACACAGTCCGGTCGGGGCGATTATCTCGTGACCGGCCTGGCCGCCGGTTCCCGGCACTCCTATGCGCTGAGGTCCGTGGATCATGCGGGCAACCGGTCCGACTGGTCGGCAGTCGCCACTGTCACCGTCGCGTCGGCGGTCTCGCCTGAAGAGGTCGAACAAATCCAGCAGGATTTGGCTGACAACAAGGAGGCTTTGCGGGATAACACCGCGAAGCTCGATCAGGCGCGGAAGGATATCCAAGCCAACAAGTCGAATCTTGACACGGCGAATCAGACGCTCGCGCAGGCCAAGGCCGATCTGTCGCAGGCGCGGAAGGACATCGCGCAGACCAAAAGCGACCTGACCACGGCGAACGGAGAAATCTCGAAGGCCAAGGAGTCGGCGGCGCAGGCGTATGCCGAAGCCCACTCGAAGAACCATACCTTCCGTGGTCCCGACGAGCCGAAGAACAATCTCATCGTCGGCGACCTGTGGCTCAAGACCCAGAAGTATTGGACGCGCTGGCAGGGCGAGAAGAACGCAAGCCCCTCACTGCTCGCGGACTTTTACACGTACTGGACCGGCGCTCCGAACAATTCGCCGTCCGTGCTCGTGCCATTGGCCGACCGCGTGATCGACACCTTGGTGTGGGATGGCTCCAAGTGGAACCACATGGGCTATGCCGACGTGGAGGACAACAAAAGGCAGATCGAACAAGCCAAGTCCGACATCGCGGACAACGCGGCGAAGACCACCGACGCCAAGAAGACTGCCGAGAACGCCGCCGCCGCAGCGAAAAACGCGCAGGGCACGGCTGACACGGCCAATGGTGCGGCCAAGACCGCGCAGGACACCGCCAATGCGGCTACTGCCGCCGCCAAGAGCGCGACCGCCACCGCAGGTCAGGCCAAGGATGCCGCCAATGCCGCGCAGACCGCCGCCGAAAGCGCGAAGAAGACGGCTGGCAATGCGCAGACTTTGGCGAATACGGCCAATGAGTCCGCCAATGCCGCCAAGTCCACAGCAGTCAATGCTTCGAGCGTTGCGACCCAGGCCAAGGCCACGGCCGACAGCGCGGCCCAGTCCGCCACGGACGCGGCGAATGCCGCGCAGAAGGCGAATACGGCTGCTGCCGCCGCCGCTGGAGTGGCTAACGGCAAGGCCGACGTGCTCATCCAATCCACTGCTCCGGATACGTCGATGCGCAAGCCGACTACCTTGTGGATCGACACCACCGGTGGCGCTAACACGCCGAAACGGTGGAACGGCAGCGGTTGGATGGCCGTGACGGACAAGGCCGCGACCGACGCGGCGAACGCAGCCGTCAAGGCACATGCTGCCGCGCAGACGGCGCAATCAACGGCCGACAAGGCCCAGACCACAGCCGCGAACGCCGCCGCGCAGGCGAATCAGGCGCAGGCCGCCGCCAAGAAGGCGCAGACCACGGCGGACGGCAAGAACCTGATCTACCGTGGCCCGGACGAACCCGCGCATGATGGGCTGAAGCCGGGCGACATGTGGTGGCGCACGCAGAAGTACTGGACGAGGTGGAAAGGCGAGAAGAACAACTCGCCCAGCCTCATGGCCGACTTCTACACGTACTGGACGGGCGCTCCGAACAACAGTCCGAGCGTCTTGGTGCCGTTGTCCGACCGCGTTATCGAGGTGCTGACGTGGGACGGCACCCGCTTCACGCCGTTCGATCTCGTGGCGAACAACATCCTCGCGTCGGGCACGGTGGCCGCGAAGCATCTCGCCGTGGATTCCGTGACTGCCGAGAAGGTCAAGGCCAATGCGATCACGGTGGACAAGCTCGCAGCCAACTCGGTGACGACGGAGAAGCTTGTGTCCGACGCGGTGACCGCCGCGAAACTCGCCGCGAACAGTGTGCAGGCGCGCAACATCGTCTCGCTCGCCATCACGACCGACAAGTTGGCCGCGAACTCGGTGACGACCGCGAAGCTCCGCGTGACGGAGGACATGACCGTGGCGCTCCTGAATGTCCATAAGATTCAGGCGGGCGACATCGTGGCTGGCGCAATCACGACGGACAAGATCGCCTCGAACGCGGTGAACGCGGACAAGCTCGCCGTGAACAGCGTTAACGCGTCGAAGATCGTGTCCGGCGCGATCACCGTCGACAAGCTGGCCGCCAATTCGGTGACGGCGGTGAAGATTGCGGCTGGAACGATCACGTCTGACAAGGTGGCGGCAGGCCAGTTCCGAGGCTATGTCTTCACGGGCGCGATATTCCAGAACTCCGAGGCCGCGAACACTGGAATGAAGCTCAATTCGACCGCATTGCAAATGTGGGATTCCAACCATAACCAGACTGTTTATCTTGACGGCGAGGGCAAGTCGAATGTGCTGACCGGCACGTTCCAGACGAGCCTCACCGGCCGTCGAGTCGTAATATCACCGACGTTCAGGCAGTCGGTGGTCAACAGCGATGACAAGACCGAAGGCTCAGGCATCGAATTCCAGCACGGGCGCAGCGGTCACGACGCCTACATCGCGTCGGAGTCCCGGACCAACTATAAAGGTGATGTCTCCACCATCGTAATCAACGGAGGCCAGTTGGACGACACCGATCCGGGGTCGTTCTTGCGTGTGGGCGAATACAAGGCTGCGGACAACGCCACCAAAATCGGCGAAGCCTTCCTAGCCGCTTACCGTGATTATTACAAAGGCAGCCAGAACGGTTTCGCGCAACTGTTATTGAGGGCCGACCCGACGGCCAAATACCATACATTCGCCGAACTCTCAGCGGTAGATTCGAACGGCCGCGTTGGCGTGGAGGCGGACATCAACTCCGGGTATCTGTACCTCGGCGGGTTCGTCGGCGGCTACGGCAATGGGCGTAAAACGTTCGCGACGTATTATCCCCGTGGCGGATCGGTCAACGCCGGAGGGTGGATAACGCAGACGTGGACGTATGACGCACCGGCCAAATACGGCCTATACCATGCGCACGTCTCCGCCGACTCAATGGGGTCGATCGCTGTCGGCTCGAACAGTGATTCGCCGAGCGGCTGCAACCTGTGGGTGCGTGGCGTCGGCAACGGCAACAACACCCCCTACGGCTATCAGATACTCGCCATCCTGGCCAAACAGTAGGAGGCGCGATGGAAACGAACATCTACGGCGACGTGTTGGCCGTGACCTGTGACGACGGGACGCGTCATCTCATCCCGTTGGACGCGATCGCCTCGTGGGACGAGCTCCTCGGCTACGACACGGACATGGAAACGGTCGCGGCGATCATACGGGTCCGGTCGAACAGGTCAGACCCGGGCGTCATCGACCCGGCCACCGGACGCACCGCCTGGACCAGCGCCTACGAGCAGGTGGAGCGCGACGAGTTGGCGGACCGTCAGCAGACGCGCATGGCCGCGTTGCATCCCGTGCTCACGGCGTCCGGCGCGTTGTCGCCGGACGGTCGCGAGGAGACCCGTCGCCTGCTCGGATTGGACGCGATGCCCTTCATGGAGGATGCGGACGGTCGGCTCGCCGACACGCTGGCCGGCGTGGCCGACCGCATCGCCGTGAAGCGCGACCGGTTCCGCCGACAGTCGATCGATTATCTGACCGACCGTCAGCGTTGACGCTGGCCGTGGACGGCCACGCGCATCGACCACGCCGGGACGGCGTGGGATTCCACACGTCATTCCGGCGAGAAAAGGGAAACAACACAACAGCAAAAGGAGTAATCATGACAGCATCTGACGTCCCGCAAACCGGCGCGCGACCGGCGGCGGATGGCGTGCTCGACCTGCGTCCGCCAAAGGAGTCGCTGCGAGCGGAATTGTGCCGATTGGGATTGGAGTTTTCCAGCGCTGACGGCACCGCCGAATCATGGCGCGACTACCAGCGTGGCGTGCTTGCCACGTTCGACGGTGACGGCACATCCGTCACGTTGACGGACGTGAAGACGAATCTCGGACGCACTTTGACGCTCGAAGAGCTTAAGGCCGTGACCCGTATCGACACGATGACAGCCGCAGACTGACCACTATTTCATCCAGTTTTTCAACCCCTGCAATCCAATCGGATTGTGGGGGTTCCGCATTAAAAGGAGACTTATTTTGACTCAGATTCCAGCCGACGCGAACGACGTCATCGACACGCTCTCCGCGCAAATCGGCACTCTCAACAAACAAAACGCAATCCTGACCAGCCAGCTCAACGCGGCCATGAAACTGATCCCCAAGGATGTGCTCGACAGTCTCGACAAGGAGAATCATGCAGAGGATTAACTGGTTTCCCAATCCACGGTTCGACCGTAACGGCGCCTCGACCGGCGCGTGGGGCATCGACTACGCGAATGACATGCCCGGTGACGGCACGCTCCGACCGTCGCACTCTCAGCAGTTCGACGAGCTGCACGTCCACGAGCTGAACCCCGGCGCCGAGTACGTGTTGAGCGTCAGGTCAGAGAACGGCAGAGGCTATGTCATGCTCGCCATCGGCGACCAGTGCTCCTCGCGAACCGTCCCGGACGGCAACGGGATGATCGTCATCCGGCTCACCGCGCCCGCAACGGGCAGCCAGAAGATTAACCGCGTCGTGTTTTCTAACGAAGGAGTGTACTCGCAACCCCAGTTGGAGCTCGCCTCGACGTATGACGCGGCGTCGGGGGGTATCCTCGTTTCTTCTCCGGCGACACCATGCCACTCGGCTGACGCCGCGCACCGGGCCGGTGGTGCCCGATGATGGTCACGAACCTATGCACGAGCCCATCCTCGACCATCACCTTGCAAGCAGACAAGTGGGTGGGTATCACGACCATTCCGAACAAGCCAGGGACGAGATATTGGGTCAGCGCCTATGTGAACGTCACCGGCGGCACTATCTCGATGTATGGTATCGACCTCAGTGCAAGCCAACGTGTCAGCTATCAGATGACCGCCGTCAATTCCGGTGCGATGTCAATGAGTTATTCCGTCGTGTCCGGCAATCCGACCGTTACCGTAACGGATATGCTCATCTGCACGCTGGCGGAATACAAGGCAAACAAGACTCTGCTCGACGGCATCGGATATTTCACCGGGAACACGATGCCGCTCGCCTGACCCTCACGGGGGTGGTGGCATGAGTCTGATAACGAATCTGATTCCAAACCCACTCTTGATGCTCCCGAACAGTGCCATCTCGACACACGAGACGACCATACAGCATGTCGACCCTGATGTCATCAGCATTACGCCGAACAGTGGCGCTGTCAATCCTTATGCCGTGATCCGACTGTGCGAACCGGTCTCCGGTGATTTCCATTTGAATTTCTGGCGTTTCAACGTGCCAGAAGATAGCAGATGGAATGATGGTATCTGCTACGTAGCCAACGCAAGTCAGAATTCTGGACGCCTGTTTCCTCATGACAATACAGCCGGAGCCACATTCCTTGGTTTTGATTTTCAACTGGATGATCTGCAATTCATCCAGTTGAAGTGTCCGTTGAATCATCCGCTGCGATTCTCGGCAATCAATCTGATGACACAAGCGGATTGGCAGGAATACAAGAAGCTCGTCCCGAAAATGGACGCACTGTACGGCGGCCTCATGCCGCTGCAAAACTGATTTTTTAAGGAGATGCAATGTGTTTCAGACGTTTCTAGCTGGTTTCGGTGGTGTGGGCGGCGCGTGCGCGCTCATCACCCTGCTGCTTAAAGTCTGGCCGGGCGCTTTGGACGCGTTGGCGACCGGCCTGTACGCGCACGTGCGGCCGGAACACCTGCCCTATGACAGTCCGCTTTCCCAGCATTTCGCCAAGATCAGACGACTCGACGAGCGTACCGAGAAATTCGACGACCGTATGGATGAACTCTGCCGCGACACGATCAAAAACACGATCATCAGCCTGATCTACGGCGACAAGGACACCGACCACAGCGAGGCCGTCAGCTACGAGCTGTCGAAGCTTGAGAAATTGGACGCGCAATGCTGGATAGTCGCCGCCGCCGAAAAATATTTGGAGGACCGGCAATGACGCGTCTCATGATCGCAGGCTGCATATACCTGCTGTTGCTCGCGCTCATCCTCGTGTTCAACTTTGGCGCGCACAGGCATTGATTTTTCACGCAGGTTTTCAAAGCCATCCCATTCCGGGTTGGCTTTTCTATTGCCCCTTGACTCGGGGCGGGAAGGAGAGGATATGGGAATCCTCAACAAAGGCAAGCCGAAACACGGACGCCTGCACCGGCGCGTGGGCGTGATACTGGCCGCGCTCGCCGCCGCGGTCTCCATGGCGTTCGCCCCGGCGGCGACGGCCGACATGCAGGGCGTGGACATGTCCAACTGGCAGTGCGGCGTAGACGTGTACAACATGCAGGCCGATTTTATCGTGGTCGGCACCACATGGGGCACCGGGCAAGTCAACAACAACTGCTTGGTGTCCGGCGTCAACACGGACGCCAACCGCATGATCGCCCAGGCGCAGGCGTCCGGCAAACGGTTCGGCCTCTACCATTACGCCATGGGCGGCAACCCCGAGGCCGAGGCCCGGTTCTTCTACGCCAACACGTTGAACTATTGGCGTCACGGCATCGTCGCCCTTGACTGGGAGATGGACGATAATCCGGCGTGGGGTAACTGGGACTGGGTACGCCGATTCATGGCGGAGTGCGAACGGTTGAGCGGCGGTGTGCGCCCATTGCTGTACACCGGCCCGGTGGCCGGCACCATCCCGCAGGACATCCGCGACCGATACGGTTTGTGGATCGCCCAATACGCGAACATGAGCCCGACCGGCTATCAGGCCAACCCGTGGATGATCGGCGCATACGGCGAGGCCATGCGCCAATACAGCGGCACCGGTGTCGTCAACACGTGGAGTCCCATCGACCTCAACGTGTTCCGCGGCGAGGCATGGCAGTGGGACCTGTACGCCAACCCCACCGGCTCCACAGCCCCGGCCCCGGCAACGCCCGCGCCCGTGCAGCCGAGCACTCC